TATGAGCCTTTATAGAAATATGAACGCTAGAAAAAAATCTGGTACATCAAGACCAAAAAGTAAAAGTACGGTATCCGCTAAAGCATATAAAAATATGAAAGCAGGATTTCCTAAAAAGAAAAAGACGACATAAAAAATAGTTGTGCAACACTTATGTGTGGCAACTGCCAACTTTAATTAGCCAAATAACTTGACCCTCTGCGGAGGACAATCTTGACTAAATAACTGAATTGAAGAGGCTTTTAATAAACAATAAATAACAAAAGGAAAACACTATGGCAAACGCAAATCCAGTATCAGTTGGAAGAGTAAATGCAAGTGGTTCTGAAGACGCATTGTTTTTAAAAGTATTCGCAGGTGAAGTAATTACTTCATTTGATAGAGCTTCAAAAACAGCAGGTGCAGATATGACTAGAAGTATATCTTCTGGAAAATCAGCAACTTTCCCAGTAATGGGTAGAGTAGCCGCTTCATACCATACAGCAGGAGCAGAAATCAACGGTTCTGACGTAAACCACAACGAAAAGGTTATTACAATTAATGACCTTCTAACATCTTCAGTATTCTTATCGAATATCGAAGAAGCTAAAAACCACTGGGACGTAAGGTCAGCGTACTCTTCTGAAATCGGAAGAGCTTTAGCATTTACTAAAGATAAGCACATCTTACAAACTATTGGTCAAGCATCATTAGCATCAGCTAACGTATCTGACAGTGGATATGGTGCAGGAGCAACTATCACTAATACTGGTATCGCTTCAGCAACAGACGCAACTGCGGCTAACGCTATGATTGATGCACTATTTGGTGCGGCTAAACAATTAGATGCAAACTACGTACCATCTGAAGGCAGAAAATGCTTCATCAGATTGGAAGAATACTACAAACTAGCAAACGCTACAAATGCAGTCAATGTTGACTTCAGTGGTGGAGCTAACGGTGGTATTGCTTCAGGTAGAGTAGTTAAAATTGCAGGGATTGAATTAGTACCTGTAGCTCACTTTGTATCTTCTGACGTTACTTCAGGAGTTGATGCAGGTGCGGCTATTGGAACAACTCCTCAAGCAGTTAACTTGACTAACTATGTTGCACTTGTATCTCACCCTTCAGCAGTAGGAACTGTTAAGCTAATGGATTTAGCTGTTGAAAAAGAGTACGACATCAGAAGACAAGGTACTTTGATGGTAGCTAAATACGCAATGGGACACGGTGTGTTAAGACCAGAAGCGGCAGTAGGTATCAAAGAAGCATAATACTTCTTAATTTATACAGGGCGGAGATTAACACAGACAATCCGCCCTGTGTACTCACACAAAATTTAACTTAAAGGATATATGGCAACACAAATTACACCTACTACAGAATTACAGTCGGTCAACATTATGTTGAGTACGATTGGAGAAGCACCTGTTAACTCAATTACAGGAACTACTACAGTAGATGTATCAACAGCTATAAATATTCTTAACGAAACTTCAATGTCCATTCAATCTCAAGGGTGGAATTTCAACACACATATAAATTATAAATCTTTATCAATCGACAGTGATGGTAAAGTACCCCTTCCTTCAAACTGCGTTAAAGCAGACGCAAACCCCTCTTACAGATATTTAAATTACACAATTAGAAACGGCTACTTATATGACATGGATAATCACACAGATGTTTTTACTTCAGCACCTGCAAGTGTTGATTTGGTTCTAGTACAACAACTGGAACACTGTCCTGAATACGCTAGACAATATATTACAATGAAAGCGGCAAGAAGATTTGCTTCAAGATTTATAGGTGATAAAGAAATTACTCAATTAATAGGTCAAGATGAGAATGAAGCTCTAATGGCATTTCATCAAGCAGATAGCCAAGAGGCTGACGTTAATATTCTTAAAGGTGACAGCAATACATTTTCTATAATTAATAGAACACCTCGTAGGACTTACTAATGGGAAGCGTAGTATCGCAATCAATTCCTAATTTCTTGAATGGTATGTCCCAACAGACACCCACTCAAAGAGGTATCAATCAGGGAGAAGACCAAATAAATTTACAAAATGGTTTAGTTGATGGTTTAGCTAAAAGACCACCTTTAGATTATATAGCAACATTGGATAGTTCTAATATTTATTCTAATAAAACAAAATTTTGGTCTATACAAAGAGACGCTACTAATCAGTACATTGTGGTTTTATTCAACGGTGGTATTAAAGTATTTGATTTAGCAGGTAATGAAAAAACAGTTACTATTGCAAGTGGTTCAAGTTATTTAACTTCAACTAATCCTAGAGAGAATTTTAAATTAGTTAATGTTGCAGATTACACTTTCATTGCTAATACAAATACAACAGTTACAGCAGACAGCACTACGTCTGCGGCTAAAGTAGAAGAGTTTTTAATTGTTTGTAAATTAACAAACTACGGTAGAGAATATAAAGTAGCATTGAAACACCCTTCAATGGCACAAGAGCTAGAAGTTATCTTTCAATTACCTACTGGTAATGATGCGGCTACAGATGCAAAATTTAGAGATACTAATAAAATTACAGACATACTTTTAAAAGGTACTTCAAGTACACATTGGGATAGTGCTGCAAACGGTATTGGTTTTAAAGTTGTCAACACTTCTACTGGTTCATCAGTATCTACATCACAAGGATTATCTAATTATTCTGGTTTTACTTCTCATTTTACATTTGAAGAATTTGACAGTGTAATTTATGGAAAACCTACTGATGGCAATGCGGCTTATACTATAACTACTTCAGATGGTTCTGGTAATACAGCCATGTATGCAATCAGAGATGAGATACAAGATTTTAGTAAACTACCTTTCTACGCAAAAACAGGTGTGATTATGAAAATAACTGGTGAAGAAGGTGATGAACTATCAGATTACTATGTAAAATTTTCAGGTAAATCAGGTGTATGGAATGAAACACTAGCACCTGCAACATCACTAGGAGTTACAAACTCTACAATGCCTCACGCATTAATTAATAATAATGATGGTACATTTACATTTCAAGAATTAGCATGGACTGACAGAGTGTGTGGTGATGCAGACAGTAACCCTAACCCTACATTTATTGGCAGAAAAATTAATAACTTAACTTATTACAAAAATAGATTAGGTATTTTATCAGGAGAAAACTTAGTATTAACAGAAAATGCTTCTTTCTTTAATTACTTTGCAACAACTTCTACACAAGTTTTAGACACTGACCCTATTGATATAGCGGCTAGTGGTACACAAGTTAACACACTTAAAAACTCTGTAGGATTTAATGAAAGTTTATTATTATTTTCTGATACAGCACAATATAAATTAGATAGTTCTGGGGAAAGTATTTCACCGACTTCAGCTATACTTAATGAAGTATCTTCATTTGAACATGATGATAAAGTTACTCCAGTATCAGCAGGTAAGTTTGCATATTTTGCACAAGCAAGAACTTCAGGTACAGCAATAAGAGAATACTTTGCTGATGATGATACCTTAACAAATGATGGTATGGATATTACTGTTTCAGTAGGAAACTTAATACCAAGTAACTGTTATCAAATTGTATCTAATACAACAGAAGATACATTAATATTTTTAACTTCAGCTACAGGTGATACTCAAACAGCACCTTTCAGTGGCACTGCGTCTTCTACAGATGCAGACACTATGTACATCTATAAGTATTTCTTTGATGGTGGTGAGAAAGTACAAAACGCTTGGTCTAAGTGGACATTTACAGGTGCTAAAATTATAGGTGCTATGTCTTTAGAAAGTTTTATCTACGTACTAATTTCTGAAGGGACTACTACAAAATTAGTTAAAATAGATTTAAGAAATTTAAAAGATGCCACTATAGGACATGGTGTTTATATTGATTTGAAAACGTCAGTGACAGGTACATACGCAAGTGGTACTGGCTTAACAACATTCACGTCACCTTATGGTGCTAAAACTGGTTTAATAGCTGTAGATAGAGATAACGGTAACAATTACACAGCTACAAACACAGCAGGTTCTACGTATACAATCGTTGGAGACCACACAGATTTATATATTGGTGTGCCTTATGAAAGTAAATACACACTATCACCTCAATATGTCAGAGAGAATACTGGAAGAGGATTAGTAGCTGTTACTTCAGGTAGATACCAAATAAGAAATATATCTTTTAATTTTGAAAACAGTGGGTTCTTCCAAGTGGAAGTTACTCCTACAAACAGAGATAAATCTACAAGTATTATGAATGGTTATATTATTGGTACTGCAACAAGTATCATTGGACAACCTGCTATTGCTACAGGGACTTTAAGAGTGCCAGTTCAATCCCAAAATTCAGAATTTACTTTAGATATAAAATCTTCATCACACTTACCTATGTATATTTCAGGTGCAGAGGTTGAAGGTTATTATCACAACAGAGCAAGAAGAATTTAATGAAAGAAAATTACGTAAGAAAAGCAGAATTAAAAGATGCTTTAGAATTAGCTCCTAAAATGAGAATAGGAGATAGAAAAGAAATCATGGCTTCAAACGGTTCAACACCCTTAGAAAGTTTAGTTATTCCTTTTACACAAAAAGGTGCAAAGATTTATTCTATTATAGGTACAAAGTCAGAAGGTGTAATTGGAATGTTTGGGTCTACTCCTACTAATGAAAAAGACTACGGTGTAGTTTGGTTATTATCTAGT